GATTTACGTTTTAATCAGCCTTTTGCAACTGATTCATTGGGCGTCGTCCACAACGGGGTCATTTCCCAAGAATCCCCTGACACGTGGCTTGATACTTTTGGTCTTGAAACAGAGACGGCAAATGACTCGGAACTTATCCTCCGTGCACTCGAGAAAGGCGAAACACCGCTAAACAAATTTCATCCTGCATCTATGGCTGTTTGTACTATTGACTCTAATAAAAAGATAACAGCATTCCGTAACGAAGAACGACCATTGTACTATTTTTACAGTAATAATGCTTATCTCTTTGCATCAACAGCAGATATTTTAAAAAGAGCTGGTATAACATATGTTGGAAAAGTTCCAATGTATACTATAATTTCGCTTGATAATTTCGAAGTTTCAAGCTATACTATTGATGTTAATGTTGAGGATTTGCAATGAATTATGATTCTAAAAATTATACATGGGGTATGGAAATAGAGTGGGGTGATATTCCCCGCTCATTTACCGTTCCGGAACATCTTGGCGCATGGGAGTATAGTGAGCGCGATATTATCAATACATTACCACCATATAAAAACATTTGCGCTGATCCATTAGGAATAGATCCTCCAGTTGGTGGTGAGATCAATACAAAGCCAACAAAGACATGGATGGAACAGGTTGATCGTTATTTCGAACTTAAACAAATGTTCGATGATAATAATACGCCACCTACAATTTGTACTACAAACCACACTCACATTCATTGTTATGTTCCAGGTCTTAAAGAAGATATTGGCGCATTGAAGAAGTTTATTGCTTACGTAAAAGAAAATCAAAAAGCAGCAATTGACCATGCTTATGGATATTATGATATACCACAAATGAGAGAAGTCAAAGGTGCAAAGAATTACCTCAAATGGGATGGTGGTAGATTCATGCCTGATTATATGTGCGACAACATTATCAATCTCGCAACAGACTTTGATAGTTTCATCAAACTACATGCGGCGGGTAAAGATGGCGTATCGATGGGTCGCCCATTTAGATATGGTATCAACACATATTCGATGAAACATATTGGAACAATTGAGTTCCGATTCTTTCGTGGTACGTTAAACCGAAAACATCTTGAGTCATGTTTCAAATTTACAAGTGATTTTATTTCAGCAGCACTCAACGATGGTCCATCAGCGCAAGAGTTGTTTATTGAAAATGATTATGAATTTCCACCAATGATCTGGGACTTGGATCAGTTTAAAGGTTGGGAAAAAACAAAACACGATGAAGATCGAGGTAAGAAAGTTAGAACATTCCATGCAGTTGCGTGAAGTAACTAAAGAACAATTCATTAAATGCATAACAGATAAAGACGGATTTGCCAAAACTTTTGTTGCTAAATGCGACATGTTAAAGGGTTGGGAAAAAGTAGTTGGCGCATATATTGATGGCGAGTTGGCTGGTGCAATACTTGTAACAATAGCAAAAAAGAAAATTGCTAATCTTCAGCTTCTTCATACTTTCTATAAGTTCAGAGGTAAAGGAGTAGCGAGAGAGCTTTGCAATTACGGATTAAGCTATGCAATAAAAAGCAGCGCCAGTTATTTTCGAGTTTCTTCTGAAATCGAAGCTATACCATTCTATGAGAAAATTGGAATACAGTTTCTTGGAAAACAAAAGAGTGGTTGTCAGCTTGCAATGTTTGAGATTACGTCACTTAAATTCGAAGAGAACAACTACGAATTGGATGATGTGATATACAAAGAAATGAATCGTAAAGGAAAAGGAGGGTGCGTAGAGATTTTCCAAAGGAAATTCAAAAAAGGGCTTGACATCTATTAGAAACTATAGTAGTATTATAACTGTTGGTTGATACCAACATTCATTGTGATAAACATCTAGGTAATAAACGAGGTACAAAATGTCTAAAGCATATGTATACGCATGGCGTAATGTTAATAATGGTAAGATGAACATTGGTTATAAGTCTCCAAATGACAAGGAGCATACCTATATTACTTCTCTTAAGAATACAGAGTTTTGGCGCGACTATTCGCATGGACTATTGAAGAAGTCTATTCTTTTCTCTAGTGATGATTCGAATATCGCAAAATCAGTTGAATGGTTTGCTCTTAAGTATGCGGTTGCAACTTCGAAAGATAAGTTGTACAATCCGAGCAATAATGGTAGTAAGGGCGATGAGTCGCTTATACCGAAGCAAACTAAACAGCTAGTCATTGATTATATTGAAGGTCGTACAGAAGCAATTCCACCGATTCAGAAAGATGAGGATGTTGATTTTGCTGAACAACTTTCACAGCGTATAAAGAATGGTGAATTTGAGATTCATCAAATTCTTGCAAGTGAGATTGCTAGATATTCTCGCAATCAAGTTCGTAGTAAGGATAAAGATTTAGAGAACATTCGTAAGATCCGCACCGCAATTATGGAAGATCCAGCGAGCGCTCGACAAATCTATGGTCCAATTGTTGTCGTTGTTAAGTCAAATGGAAAAATGATTATTGATGGTAATAGTCGTTTTGAAGCTGCTAATGGAATAGTTGGTTGGGAAACACTTCCAGTTGTTTTCATTAATGAGAGTGAGTTTGGTGAAACAGAGTTACAACGTCAAGACAACTATGATCTTGTTGGTCTTTATGAAAACAAACCATCTAAAGAAATTAAGTCTTCTAACAGCTGGAATGATTTAAAACGCAATGTGACAAATTATATTCATCGTCACAATTTTGATCTTTCTAAACCAAGTCATGTTGATCGCGCACGACAGGTAATCTATTCACGATTTACTAAAGTTTGCGATTCAAGACAACAGCTTAATGGTATACTTGTTTCTATTATTAACGACAACGAAAAGAAACTTGCTGAATTAAAGTATGAGAAAAATCTTCTCACATATGATTCGGCTTTCGTTGAGCGTTATAAATGGGAGAAGTATGTATCGAAAGATATATCTTGCGTTTTCATTAAAGCTTCTGAAGCAAAGTTTGCAAAGGCTATCGGGTATATTCATAACGCAATGTATTCTGATAAATTGCATAAGGGTGCTATCGTTTTCTACTATGACAGCAAAAGTGAGCTTGTTACTGAAGAAAAAGAAAAGCACATCGAAAAGCTAAAGCAAATTATAAAGTTTGCTAAATTACCAATAACTGTTGAGGTTCTCCCTGCATTCGCGGACTAAAGACTTTATTAACTGGTATCGCTGGTCACTTTCAATTAAAGATTGTGATCCAGCGATATTCATGACCAACTACTTGTTCCGTAGATTCGAGCATAACAAAGAACAAAAACTTTGGATTGCTTGGCTCTACGGCACAACGTATTATCTTCCCACAACTTGGGTTATCTGGAATGAGTTTCCAGACATGGAATTGGTTGGCGTTGATCGATTAACAAAATGGAACAACGAAAACTATAAACGTCTACGCTACCAAACTGACACTAAATGGAACAAAGGTCATTTACCAGCTCAGTTTGTTTCTTACAAAAATTGGGTTGATAATCGTTCGCAACGAGAAACATTTGCGCCTTTCGTTGATTCATCACCACAAGAAAACTTTGATCGTCTTTGGTTAGAAGTAAAAAGCAAATTCCATAAGTTCGGTCGCTATTCAACTTGGTTCTATTTACAGACACTGAAGCAGTGTTGTGACATGCCAATTGAACCAAGCAATCTAATGCTTAATGATCATGATGGTTCTCGTTCTCATCGCAATGGTCTTTGTATGGCTGTTGGTGAGGATGATTGGTATGATCAAAAGCTGACTAGCAAACAGCTAGAATATCTTGATGAACAGGCGAATTATATCTTACAACAAGTAAGAGAAGAGTTTCCTAACACTGATTACTTTGATATGGAAACATGCCTGTGTTCATTTAAAAAACTTTTCAGAACTAAGCATGGTCGATATCTTGGTTACTATATAGATAGACAAGCTGAAGAAATCGCACAATGTGAAAAAGATGGTTGGTTTGGTATTGACTGGCAACCATTGTGGGACTCTAGAGTTGAAACTTTACAAAAAAAGTTATTGACTAATAAGATAGATAATAGTAAAATGAGTCTATACTTAGAAAATGAAATACTTGATGCAACAGGACTATTTGAACATAAACCAATAGGTCTTGAATCTTTTTTGGAGTGATAATGAAAGTAATTGCGATTGGTGGTAATCCAGGTAGTGGCAAAACTACTCTGATGAAAAGAATCATTGAACATTATGGTGTGACTCCAAAATATGATGAAGTCAAACTTGTTCCATATCTTCAAAACAATAATCTTTACATTTTAGGAAAGTATGAGGAAGGCGAAACATTCGCTGGTACTGACCGCATGTCAATGGCAGTACAACCTGAAGCTATCAAATTTTTATCTTGCCTTCCTGTTGATTCTATAGTATTATATGAAGGTGATAGATTATTCACTGCTTCATTTCTTGAAGATTGCGCTGACAAGTATGATTTGTCAATTATTCATTTAGAAACAACAGCTGATGTAAGACAGGAAAGATATAAAGAGCGTGGTAGCAATCAGAATGCTACTTGGTTGGCTGGACGCGAAAGCAAGATCAGCAACATATTATCTAATCTTACATTATCAATGCATGTTGAAAGTTATCAGAATAATAATCAAGAAGAACAGCAAGGAGTATTTAATGCGATTGTGGAGAAAATCGATGCCGATGCCTGAAGATTATTACATTGACAAAGAAATTGACTATAAATATGCTGAGGGGCAAATTATTGCTGACTTCAAAGCCTATATAGATCAGACATACTCTCAGCACTATAAAACCGATGATAATAAGATAGAATGTTTCGATGCGTGGATTGCTCTCGGTGACTCAATGCCCACCTTCCGTAACACAGCTCTCAAATATCTTTGGCGATATGGTAAAAAGGGTGGCAGCAATAAAGCTGACTTAATGAAAACATTGCATTACGTTTTAATGTGTTTGTACGTAGATCATTATCTCAAGAAAGGTGATTAAAGAATGGAAATAAAAATTGACATGGAAAAGTTGCGTGAACGTGGTTTGTTCGTAGCAACTCCGATGTATGGTGGCGCTTGTGCTGGTATGTTTGCTAAGTCATGCGCCGACTTATCTGCTATTTGTACTCAGTATGGTATTCCTTTACAGTTTTACTTTTTGTTTAATGAGTCTTTGATTACGCGTGCTCGCAATTATTGCTGCGATGAGTTTTATCGCGCTTCTGCACAACATATGATGTTCATCGATTCTGACATCGGTTTCAATCCACAAGACGTTATTGCTCTCATGGCTCTTCAAGCGAATGAACCAGAGAAGTATGAGATCATCGGTGGTCCATATCCTAAGAAGTGCATCAGCTGGGAAAAGATTAAGCTCGCAGTTGATAAGGGTATTGCTGACGAAGATCCAAACGTGCTTGAGAAATTCGTTGGTGACT